CGGGCCCTGGCCTTCTGGCGCAAGGACCAGAGCAACGAAGAGCGGGGCAGGCTGGCTGTCGATGCCCAAAAGCTGATCTGCATGCTCCCGAGCGAGACCTTTCGCCGGGACTACGACCTGTTCAACATCCGCCTCTACGAAAACAACCCCGTCATCACGCTCTACCAGTTCGCGGGGCAATACTACTCGCTGACTTCCACCGGCTCCATGCCACCCACGGAGACCAGCACCAACAACCGGGCCAAGGCGGCGATCGACACGGTAGCAGCCCAGGTGTTTTCAACCGACCAGCGGGCTCGGTTCATGGTCGTGGACGGCAAGTACAAGCAGCGCAAGCGCGCCCGCAACATGCAGAACTTCTCCGACGGCCTGGTTCACGAGCTTGGCCTCCACGAGCTCCGACAACGGGCCGGCCTTGACTCCTGCATCCTCGAGTCAGGCCTCGGGGCGATCCAGTTCTACCGGGAGGATGACCGCTGCTGTGCCCAGCGGGCCCTGGCCACGGAGTTCGCGATCGACCCGATGGACGGCCTGATCGACGGGGTTCCGCAGACTCTCTACCGCCGCAGACCGGTTCCACGGGACAAGGTGTTCGACAGCTGGGGCGAGGGGAAGAACGCCGAGGACACCGAGCGGCGCCGGATGGCCATTTCCGCCCCTCAGCCTGTGGTTACCGGCGGGGCGCCCGCCGACTGCATCGAGGTTTTCGAGGCCTGGCACCTCCCGACGTCGAAGACCAGCAAGGACGGCTGGCACGTCATCTCCACCGACGCGAAAGACGGCTGGCTGGTCGTGGAGCCGTACGAGAAGACCTACCACGAGACCGTGTTTTTCAGCATGGAGGACTCGACGACTGGCGTGTGGGGAAATTCCCTCATGCACCAGATGCGGCCGCTACAAATCCGCATCAACGCGAACGAGTACCGGGTAGAGAAGGCCCGCAAGCTCTGTCACTCGGGTCACCTCTACGTCGACCGCGCCGCCAAGATGTCCAAGGCCGCCTTCACGAACGACATCGGAACCGTGTGGGAGGGCAACGGACCCCAGGGACCGCAGCAAGTCATGTTCCAGATGGTCACCGCCGAGTGGCTGCAGGCCATCGAGCGGGACGGACAGCGCATCTTCGAGAACACGGGCATCAGTCAGCAGGCGAGCCAGGGCGAGACCAACGCCGGCCTCAACGCCTCCGCAGCATCCAAGCGCGAGGACACCCAGAAGTCGGACAAGCGCAATGCGGTCAGACAGCAACGTTGGGAGCGGTTCCACCTCGATTGCGTCAAGGTCGCTCTCGGCATCGTCCGTGGCATCGTCACGACCACCGAAGAGGGCAAAGAACGCGGTGAGCGGGGCGGGTACAAGGTCTCGGTACCCGGCAAGCGGGGGTTGTCGGTCGTGGACTGGAAAGATGCGGCCCTCGACGAGGAGCAGTACGTCCTTCAGATCAAACCAGCCAGCCCGATCCCGACCGATCCCGCCGGCCTGATGGCCTTCGGGCAGGAGATGGTCCAGGCAGGTGCCTGGAAGCCCTCCCAGCTCGCCGGGTACATGCAGGACCTGGATGCGGATGGTCGCATCAACCGCCAGCAGGCCCAAGAGCGCCAGTTCGAGAAGGTGTTTGAAGAACTGCTGTACGAGAAGACCGCCGCAGCCATGCCGGACGAGTTCACGAACTTCGAAATGGCGCTGGAGATCGGGACCGAGTACCTGGCGCAGGGCATCGAGGACGAAGTCCCCGAGAAGAACCTCGAACGCGTCCGCCGCTACCTGAAGCGGTGCAAGAAAGAGATGCAGAAGGCGCAGGCAGCCAGCCAGCCGCCCCAGCAAGCCCCGGCTCCAGCCGCCGCCCCACCGATCGACCCAAGCCTGGGTGAAGCTGCCGCCGCGTCAATGCCCACCGCAGGCCCCGGCCTAGCGATGGTCCCGTAAGGTCCCCATTCCCGCTTTGGTGTGAGCGAGCCCGCCGCACCCGCCGAGACCGAGACGCCGGCAGCCGAAGAGGTCGAAGCGCCCGAGGTCGAAGAGACCCCGGCTGAAACGCCCGCTGAGACCACGCCGGCTGAAACCCCGGCCGAGGGCGACAAGCCTGCCGAAGACCCGGTAGCCGAAGCCGCCAAGCCCAAGGACGAGCAGGCCGAGATCACCGAAGAGGCCCTCAAGGCAGCTGCTACCCGGTTCGCGAACAAGACCATGGCGGCCGCCCGGCGGGCCAGGACAGCAGCCGAGGACGCAGAGGCACGCGTCGAGTCGGTCAAGACCGAGAACACGACTCTCAAGGCCCACCTCGACGAGTACAAAGGGTTCGTCGAGCAGCTGCGCGCCGATCCTCTGGCCGCCCTCAAGCGCGTGGGGGTCGGAGATGGGACCACCCGCGGGTTTCTCGACCATCGTCTCGCCGGCGGCGAAGAGCAAAAGCCGCCGGTCGAAGATCAGATCGCAGAACTGCGCAGGGAGCGCGAGAAGGAACGGGCCGAAGCGGCGCGTGAGCGCGAGGTAGCCCGCATCGACCGCGCCATCGCCAGCACCGTCAGCGCCGACAAGGGCAAGTTCGCCCGTGTCTCCACCAAGTACGGCCAGAACGTTCTCTGGTCCACGATCGCCGCCTACAACGAGCAGCACGGACAGGTGCCCGATGAGGCCATTCCGTTGCTTGCCGCCGAGGTCGAGAAGGACCTTCGCGCCGAGTTCGGCGATCCAGTTTCCGCCCCGTCGTCAGGCGAAAAAAAGACGACTCCCGCTGCGGCGGACGCCGCAACCGCAGCGCGAAAGAGCGGCAACACCCTGACCAACAAGCAATCTTCGGGAGGCCCGACCGTACGCGAGTACAGCCAGGACCCCGAGGAGCGCCGCCGGCAAGTCACCGAAGACATGCGCAAGGCAGGCGAGCTCTAGGTCCCGCTCCGAGGTTGACCCATGGCCTTCACCGCAACCGCTCTTAACGGCTACATCAAGCGCACGTATGACCCGAAGTTCATCGACAACAGCATCTCGCAGATGTCCGACCAGGTCTTGGCGACCATCACCAAGAAGACGGACGGCGACGGTGGCGAGGACTTCACCTGGATGGAGGACGTCGACGACGTCGACGGTGGTTCGCCGGACTTCACGGTAGCCCAGGGCTCGGCGACCAACAACGCCAGCACGGCGGGCTCCAAGTTCCGGTCGGACTGGTTCCCCTACAGCGAGGTCGCCCAGCTCACCTCCGACATCATCGGCCGTACGCGGAACAAGGACGGCGCCTGGCAGCAGGCCGTCGACACCGCGATGCGGAAGAAGATGCGGGCAATCGCCCACAACAACGCCGTGGTGCTCCAGGGCTACGGGTGGGGCGAGATCAGCAAGATTCAGTCGGTGTCCGGCTCGACCTTCGTGCCGAACCCCCGATCGGACATCACGAAGTTCGTCAAGGGCATGCCGCTGCACTTCAGCGCGTCGCTGAACGCCAACGGCCTTCGCTCTTCGACCGTCGTCTACGTCACCAAGGTGTCGTACACGGTCGGCGGGGAGCTGGTGACGCTCTCGGGCACGCTGGCGTCGGTCTCCGCCGTCAACGGCGACACGGCATTCCGCGCCGGCGCCCGCCAGGACTCAGCCACCCCGGCCCGCCTGGTCCCCGTCGGTCTCGGGGCGTTCTTCCCGAACCAGAACTCGGGCCAGGACCTCACCGACGCGACGATCACGACCCTACTGACCGTCGACCGGACGGCCAACAGCCGCCTTTACGGCACCTTCATCGACGCCACGGGCGGCGGGTCGGTGCTGTCGGCTCTGATCGACGGCTGCCAGGAGGCGCTGACGGTCGGCAACGCGAAGCTGTTGCGGTGCTTCTGCTCCAAGGCGACCTACGCCTCGGTGGCGAAGGACCTCAACAACGGCGTGGCGTACTACGACAACCCGCAGGCCAAGACCATCGGCACGCGGGAGCTGACGATCTACTCGAGCGACAAGCAGAAGGCGACGCTCGAGGTCAGCCGCGTCACGAACGACAACCAAATCTGGGGCTTCGCTCCGGAGGACGTGATCGCCAAGTCGATCGGCGGGTTCCCGCACCTCGACAGCGAGGACGGCCTCCAGATGGCGCGCCAGTCGGCGGCTGCCGGGTACGAAATCCGGTGGTTCCAGCAGTACATCTACCAGTTCGCCAACCCGGCGGGCGGACTCCGAATCCAGCTGGTGTAATCCATGACCACCCGCACGCCTCTCGTCCTTCACCGCCCCGGCACCTACCGCCGGGGAGCGGTGATCGTCACCGGGACCATCCTGATCGGTGCTTCCGGTGCGGTGACCTCCTTTGTCTGCGAGGCCGTAGATTCGTCCAGCGGCATCGTCAAGACCGCCGCCAAGACCGGGCGTTACACCGTCACACTGTTGCGGAAGTATCGCAATCCGCGCGTGACGAATCTGAGTCTCATCGGCCCCACCGATGCGGCCCTGACGTCCACGGATGGGTGGTTTCTGTCCGTGCGGAACCTGACCGGCCAGACGTTCGACATCCAGGCCAGCCAAGTGTCGCTCGCTGACGCCAACCCGACCAGCGGCAACTCGATCCACTTCTCGGTCGAGGTCCAGGTTCTGTAATGGCCTACGCCGACGACATCGCCAGCAAGGTCCCGCCGCCCGACAAGCTCGGCAAGAAGCCCATGCCGATCGAGGAAGGCGACGAGGCCCCTGGCGAGACGGAAGCCGACGAGGACAAGGCGGCCCGCGTCGGCATGATGTCTGACGTTCTCTCTGCCATGGGCGTGAAGGCGACACCGGAGGCCTCTGAAGAGGCCTGCGATGCGCTGGAGCGCTACCTGGACGCCGCCGGATACGTCCGGCGGTGAGCTGTGACCGGCGATGATCTGATCCTGATCGCGGAGCAGGACGCCGACATGGTCGGCGACGCCTCGGCCACGGCCGGGTGGCTCGTCTGGGAGCAGATGGCGGTCGAGTCGTTGTGGAAGCTGCTCGTCTCGAACTTCCGCGACCTCTACTACGCTACGTTCGACTTCCCGCTGACTGCCAATCCGACCGGGGCGGTGCTGAACCTCACCGCCTCCGTCCCGACGATGCGGGTACTGCTGGGCGTCGACCTGAACCCGGACACGAACCTCAGACGCCGAATCCCATCGCGTCCGTTCGTGAACCGCAACGATGGTGCCTTCGCTCCCTACACGTCGTTCTGGACCGATGTCCCCTGGGCGGCGGACCGCGACTACATGCTTCAGGGGAGAAAGCTGATCATCGCTCCATATGAGCGAGCCGGCGGAAACTACCGGCTGCATTACCGACCGGGCCCGACCAACCCGAACCAGACCGACACGGTCCTCGACGTCGAGATGGAGCCCTACGCGGAGTACCTCTCGTCCTTCATGGCCCGCAGAGCTCGCCAGAAGGAAGAGAGCGACACGACCACGATCGACGCGAGGCTCCTGGAGATCAAGCAGGAGATCATGGAGGCCGGCCTTCGCAATGACGCCGACCCGACCGCCATCGCTGACGTGGAGTACTGGCTCGTCTGATGGCCAACGCCCCCGCATATCAACCGCGCTGGACCAAGGGCCAGCCCGGCGGCTCTGACGTCCTCGACCGCAATCTGCGGGAGATCGCAACGGCTCTGGCCAATGCCTTCGGGACGATCGAAGACCTCCGCACGACCATCGTCAACATCACCGGCGGTTCGACCACGAACATCACCAACCTCGCCGGCGCCCAGTTGCCTCCCGGGCTATTCGACGGCGGCGGGGATGGCGAGGGCAGTGGAGACATGGGCCCGCCCGGACGGGACGGCAGGCAGGGAGTCGACGGTCGCGCCGGGTCTGCCGGCGCAGATGGTGAGGACGGCGACATGAGCTTTACCCCCGGCCCGGCCGGTCCTCCGGGCCTCTCCGTGAAGGGGCCGCCGGGCCCGCAGGGTGACGATGGCGACGACGCTGGATCGCCTGGCTCCATGATGGACTTTTCCGGGATGCCGCGCGGGAGTTTGCC